GGTGGAAGGTGTCAAGGAAAAGGAAGTGGATAGCAGGAGCAATAAAAAGACCAGGAGCACTCCGAGCAGCAGCTAGGAGAGCAGGAGCTTTACGCAACGGTATCAGCAGAACCTGGTTAAGAGCCCAAGCCAAGGCTCCTGGTAGGAGAGGTAGACAGGCTAGATTAGCCATTACTCTACGGAAATTCCCAAAGCGGGGTAGACGCAGGAGAAGGTAGTGCCAGATATAGAGCAGCTTTTTAGGGAACTACTAACCGATAAGAATAGGAGAAGGTTTATTGAGGAGTTGCTGGTTATAGAGGATAAGCAACGCCAGCGTATTCCTTTCACCCTTAATCCTATTCAGCAGGATGTCCAAGCCACCCAGACTGGTAGGGACATTTGGGTCAAGCCAGCCCAGGTTGGGTTTAGCTCTGAACGCTTCGCTGATAAGTATGTGGCTACTGTAACCACTCCAGGTACCAACACCGTTCTCATAGCTTACGAGGAGTTTATAACCCAGCGTCTACTAGATAAGATGCAGTTCTACCACAACGTGCTGATGGGTTTAGAAATTCCAGGCTTTCCTAAGATGTACCATAGTAGTAGCTACGAAAAGACTTTCCCATCCATTCATAGTAGCATATACATCAGTTCAGCCAGAAGCTATGTGGCAGGGAGAGCTGAGACTATACACCACCTACTCGGGGATGAGGTAGCCTTTTGGGAACCAGATGCTACTGCTAGAATCTTAGCTCCAGCACTTGATAGAGTACCACTCACAGGCACGGCGGATTTATTCTCCACCCCAAATGGTGAGGATAATGACTTCTGTGATATGTTTAGGAAGGCTAAGTCTGGAGAATCAGTCTTCACTGCTCATTTCTACCCATGGTTTATGCACCCAGAATACACTATGTCTGTGAATCATCCTAGGATAGTAACTCCAGGCTCCCCTAGGTGGGTAGCAGACCTTAAACAATATGACTTAAAGCTGGACTCAGACGAGGATAACCTGTTTAGGAATTATCACCTCACTATGGACCAAATCAGGTGGCGGAGGTACAAGATTAGAGAAAAGGAAAGTCTAAGAGGCACTGGCGAGATTGTTAGACTATTCCAACAAGAATACCCAGAGGATGATGAGTCTTGTTTCCTAGCTGCTGGAGATATGTATTATAACCCTGACATAATGAACGAGAAGGTTAGAGGTTGCTATCCAGCACCATACCGCAAAGACCTCCTCCAAAACTCTGCTGATGTGTGGTTTCTACCAGAGGATGGTAGGTGGTATATGCTTTCCATAGACCCAGGGCAGGCTAAGGTAACCAGAACTGCCATGGTAGTCCAAGCCTTTGACGAAGAGGATAACTCTATATACTGTGCTAGGGCTGCTGGATTATGGGAACCAGAACTCACTGCTGCAATGGCTAGGGAGCTGGGTAGGTACTACAATGATGCAGTTATAACCTGGGAAGCTAATTCTCACGGGTTAGCCTTGGCACCACTATTAAAGGACTACCCGAATGTATATTACCGAAGGGACGTAATTAGTGGCGTAGAAAGCAAGGAGCTTGGGTGGTATACCAGCGGTGGAGCTAGAGGTACTAAGGAATATATGCTGGCCACCATGAGAAGAATGCTACCAAGGATGACAGTACATGATATTCAATTCCTTGGTGAGTGTAAGAACCTCCGTTTGATTGGAGACAAAGCGGTATCAGTAGGCATGGATGACATTCATGATGCTACTTGCATTGGGTTAGTGTGTAGAGACTCAAGACCTATATACCGTGGATTTGTAGGCAGTTCGGGATTTGATTGGTAAAAGGTGGTGATGTATGAATACCATAGATGAATTTCACTCCTTTGTAATAGGTTGGGGCTCCGGTATCTCATTTTGGTGTCATAGGATACCGATACCAATGGAGTATAAGAACCCACTAGTTGAGGAATATCACTACTACATAGCAGGATACGGGTTTGGCATAATAACCTTATTACTAATAGTTATAGGAGGACTGAAATGCCTGATATAAAGTCTAAGATAGAAACAGAATGCAATACTCTTGAGGAGTACTGGTCCGAAAGAAACAAGGAGATGAAGAAGTGGTATGATATACTATTGCTAACCAACAACCTTGCACAGGAAGGTATGGAGTCAGTAATAGCCAATGACCCACGGGTGGGATTCAACTTATCCTTACACTTATTAACCTCCAGCACTATCTCTCATTCCATATCAACTGAGGGACTAGAACATGGTGAGATAATAGATACTAGCCTTGTAGAGCAGTTCTTTAAGAACAAAGTATGGAGACTCAAAGACAAGGAGCAGAGAGATATAGGTAGGCAGTCATGGCTAAGGCAGTTTACCTCCCTAATGTTAGCCACTGGTTGGTATTCTGTGTTTGCTCTTGCCACACCAGACAAACTCATAGCTGAGATATGGAATCCAGCTGAAGTCTATCCAAGGTTCTCAAGAGACCCTGAGGTTGGACTATCAGCCTGTGCTAGAATATACCCATTATCTGCTATGGAAGCTAACCTCAAGGCTAAGTTGAATAATTGGACGCTACCACGACCATTCAATACAAACATTAAAGCCTATAACTACTTCTCCATAGACGAAGATGGTGATGTATCTAATGCCATGCTACTAGGCAACGTAATGGTTATACCACCACATAAACTTAACCCAAATGAACAAGCCTTTAACCGAATTCCCATATTTACTTCACCAGTAGGTGGCCTCCCCGATGATGGGGTTATTATGTCTGGTAGCAAAAGCTGGCAAAGACACTTTGGGGAGAGTATCATAGCAGTCAACGCTGATGAGTTCAACAACCAAAACAAGATGTTGACCTATACCCAGCAGACTGTTAGGGACACGGCCACTCCTAGATGGTTTGAACGTAGCACTGGGAAGCCCATACTCACCGCAGAAACCCTCTTCAAACGAGGTGCTATATTCCGAGGTGGACCTAATGACAGTATTGAACCAATGCCAGTCCCGCCTATGCCAGTAGAGCTACGCACTATAATGTTTGACTACAGCAACCGCATCCAGAGAGGTCTATTCCCTTGGGCACTACTCGGTAACATCCAACAGGAACTATCTGGTTACATGATGAGTCAGATAGCCTCCGCTGCCATAGGAGCTTTAACCCCCTACGTAGACGGTCTGAGGAATGTCCTTACTGATGTGGATAATTACTGGCTTAATGAAATCAAGAAACGGAAACTCAGACCATACAAGTTTGAAATGCCAGCAAACATACCTGATGAAGCTAAGTTTGAGGTAGAGTTCAGCATCAATATACCTGGCAGTCTGGTCCAGCGGGCCACAGTAGCCAAGATGCTAAACCCAGACCTGCGATTTGACTTTGCTACTACCACAGACATGATGTTCCCTGAGATTACTGACCCAATAGCAGTCCAGGCCAGAGTCAACAAGGACATAGCTATGATGGGACCTATACCACAGACCGTTGCTGCTGTAGTAGCCTACAAGGAAATGGCTAAGAGACTCAGAGAGGCTGGTAATGCTTCAGTAGCCGAACTATACGAAAAGGCTGCGAGTGCCTTGGAAGCCCAACTTGCTGGCCCACCACAGGTGCCTACTACCAAACCACCACCAGCCCAACGGGAAGTGAGAACAGCAGCACCAAGAGAAGAGGGTGGTATGCCTGGTATGGGTAGAGAAGGAATGTAGGAGGTAATATGCCTAATGGATTTGAAGAAGAACTAAAGAAGTGGGAAGAGCAGGCTAAGTCTAGTTGGGCCAACCTACAAGAGATTGAGTCTCGTGCAGCTGTGCCTAGAACTCCCAAAGAAGATTCTTGGTGGAAGCGTTTACTCAGAGCACCCCTTCTTAAGACAGCCTTCCCGCCGTGGGGTGTATACCAGGTGGTTAAGGCATTACGAACTCCAGAAGAAGAAACCATAGCCCGTGAACTCAGGTCCCAACAGGAAGAGGCTCTCACCACCTATGCCATAGCTACCTGGTTTAGTGATGCCTACTCTGCTACTGGTCCAGAGTTGAAAAGCATTGGTATTAGTAGTTTCAGTGACTATATTAAAATGTCTCCACCAGACCCAAGCTCTTCACCAACAGACCTACTAAGAGCTAAGGAACATATAGAGTCAACATTAGCACAATATCCTACGGAGCCAACTGTGCTCACTCCTGAACAGAAAGAGGCTGCCGAGAGGTTTATAACCGAGCCGCTTATCACTAAACCAAAATTTGTTGGTGTCCACCTGACCACCGTGCATGAGATGTTACAGTGGCTCAACAAAGAAGTCCCTATACTAACACTCCCAGAGAGTTTAGAAGATGAGGACTTACTAGCCTACCTACGGGAAGAGGGTTTCAGTGAGGAAGAAATAGCTGAGGCTACCCGCTATGTAGAGTCTAAGTGGTCAACAATGTTTGAGCAACACCAGGCCGAGAGGGAACAGATTGAAAAATACAGGGCTGGTATAGACACTCCAGAAATGCCCGAAGAGACTTGGAGACGTAAACTAGAAAGGGCAGGTTCCCAACCAGCACTAGGGGCTCTCGATGCTCTTAGTGCCTACTGGAAATATGTTGAACAGCCTATAGCTGCTCAGGTAACCTACGCCGCCGCTAAAATGCCGAGTTGGCTACTAGGTTACAGAGTGTTTGGGTTCGGTATGGGACTCGGCAAGGAATTTCCAGCGGAGGTTGAAAAGTCTGTTCAAGCACAAGCTGAGGAGTTAAAAGCATCACATAAAGCCAATAGGGATGCTGGTATGAACTACTGGACAGCTTGGGGTAAAGCATGGGAAGAATGGGAGGCTCCTGCATGGTCAAAGCTCACCCTAGAAATAGTAGCTGACCCGCTAAACCTAATTGGCTTTGGTTGGTTTATGAAACTAGCCCATGTTACT